CCCGATCAACCAAGCCTTCGGGTGCTTGTTGCCGGCCATCAGCGTCATCCAAATCGTGATGGCCGACAGAAGCCAAGGGAGGTAAGTTGCGATCATGCCTTCGGCCTCCGCTTGCCGTGGACCGCGCGATGCCAGCGACCTCTCGACCAGAGAATCGGAACAGCTCTGGACAGGATCGGTCATTTGAAGCTCCAGGTTGATGCCGGCGGAACGCCGTTCGGGCTCGTCGCGAGCTCCCAGTAGGCGATCAAAACGCCGCAGATAACGAATCCGATGAGGAGGATCTGGCGCATCTCTTCTCCTATTGCCCGCCCGTAGGCGTGGCGAAGTGCGGGAGCGCCATGGTGAGCAGAAGCATGGAGAGCAGGACGGCGGCGCTGGCTGTGTCGAGAGGCATTTCCGATTAATCCTTCTGCCCGTTGGTCCACCAAACGATGTCGTACCAGGCACATGCGAGCATGAACCCGACCCAGACACCGAATGCGAAAAGTCCCCAGTCCACGTCACATGCTCACGGTTGGAGAGGGAGAGAAAGTGACCACTCGATGAGTTGTCCTTCGAACGGCAGGCCGTACTGCCTATCGAAGAAATCAAGCATCTCGCCGAAATTGCCGAAGCCATCAGCCCGCGCGAAATCTCCGTCGTATTGTTCGGCGTCGGGGGCGCCCAGGTACGCGGGTGCATCGCCGGCAATCAATGGCTTACCGTCGAGGACAATGCCCATGTTGGAGATCTCGATCGGGCGCACGCGAGTACAGGTGACATCCCTGATCTTTTCGCAACTATTCGTGCGCATGCCCGTGTAGAGCTGCATCACATCGCCGCGCTTGGGATTGCCAGCTTTGCGAACCTGCCGGATCGTGCGCGTCTTAGTGCCGCCGTCTATCGCGCTGACGAATTCAGCCTTGAAATTGAGTGCAACCATTTCAGTTTCTCTCTTTGGAAAGCAGTATCGAAGAGGTCACGGCACTAGCCACTTCACGACGGGCGCGACCATGACGAGGACGCCGAGAACCATGACGGCGCCGAACACGATGCCGAGCAGCTTGACGAAGAGGAGTGCTGGACGTTCCATGTTGGTTTCCTTATGAGAGCCAAGCGATGAGGATTAGGACGAGCACGGCGGCGAGCGCCACGACGAACGTCCAGATGTAGGCTTTGCCGAGAGGGGCGCTGGGATCGTCGTACATCAGCGTGCTTTCTGTCGAAGTTCTGAGGCGCGACGGGCGGCGATATCAGCGACTGTCTCCCATACGATTGCGCTGAATTCCGCAGGCCATGCCGCGATCGTTCGCTCAAGGGGACGGAGGCCATCCTCGACCAGTGACAGCACCCGATCCGCGATTGAAATTGCCTTATCTGCGTGGTTGCTCATAACCGATGCTCCTCAGTCAGAGAGTATGAGAGCCGGACGCAATCGCGATCGGCAAAAAGAAGTACAGGACGATTACGAGCATGGCGCAGAGTTCGGTCATCGCTCGCGCTCCGCGTTGACGATCTCGCCATTGAACTTCCGCCAAGACCTGATGGTGCGAGGCTTCTTGATGCCCGCATTCCGATCACGAACTCGCTTCATCTTCGCAATGCGCGGCACGTCATGCTTGCGGGTCTTCTCATCGTGGCAGACGTGACAAAGCACAGCGCAATTATCCAAGGTAGGTTCGCCGCCCAGGCCGTCCGCAATCACATGGTCGAAATGAAACTTGTGTCCATATAGCCCGCCGCACGCCTCGCACTGCTTGCCAGCACGTTTGAGCGCATCGCGCTTGACATGTTTGGAGAACTCTCGCCTCATCCCACCAACTCCAATTCACGAAACTTGACGCCGCGCTCGGCGCCGAAGGCATAGATCAGCTCGAGCAAATCGCTGATCTCCTCCTTGGTCATCTGCGAGGTCCGCATGCCGAGCGGAACGAAGGTGCCGGCGTCGATGCCAGGCACGACGCGGGTCCGGCGCAGCGATGCGGTCAGAACGTCCTTCCAATCCTCGCTGGTGAGCTTCTGGCCGTACCAATCGACGGCCTTACTGATCTGGCCGAGCAGGGACCACATGAGCGCGTTCTGGTCGAGCGACCGGCGCGGTGCGCGGAATTCAACCGTTGTCCCCTCAGGGACGTTGCTGGCCCATGTCGCAACGAGATTGCGATCGGCCTTTCCCTTGATCTGGACAACAGCGCGGGGCATCAGGCGGCTTCCTTCTCGCCATAGATCGAGTTGAGTTCGGAGAGCTTGACGGCCATCTCCAGGAGGAAGCCGGCGATCTCGGTTTCGAGGAAATTGATCCGTGCGTCGTCGCGCGCCACACGGCGGACGAACAGCCGCATGTGCTCCGGCATGCGCGGGTCATAGGAAACGAAGTCGCACCACTTCCGACCCGTGCAAGCCATCTGGAATTGCATCTGATCGGCGTATTTGGCGGGAACGGCTTGGCCGAGCAGCGTCTCCAGATGCGTAGCACTCTGGGGACACTTAAATTCGACCAAGCCGTCCTCACCTACCAAGCCGTCGGGGCTGGACCCGGCTTGGTCAATCCTGGGGTGATGGATGAACGCGACCTGTTCAACCACCACACCCTGATAGAATTCATATGCCGAGCGCGCCTCCGGCTCCGTCTCCGTGCCATGCATCATCGCGGCATTCGTATATGTTTCGGCCGGAGTTCCGGTCAGACGCTCGCAGATGAGTTGAGCCATGTAGTTGGCCCTTGAAGCTGCCGGGCCTGACTTCGTTCGCGCCACAACGTCAGCGACACGAGAAGCGGTTACTTTCCCGCATCTGATTTGCTTCCAGGCATCCGACCCTTGAACTATCTCATCCATGTTGAGCCCCCTTGCGCTGATAGAAATCCCGCATGTTCTGTTGCCGACATGCACGGCAAGCCCGCTTGCCGTCTGGGCGAAGATAGAGATTGTCACCGCTCAACTCGTGGCCGTGGGCGCAGACGGTCCGCCGGGCGCGCGGTCGCCTATTCCTCGCCTGCACGTCTTTAGTGGCCCAAATGCAATTGCCGGGCTCATAGCCAGCGTTGTTGTTTTGGCGTTCGATGCTGTGTGCAGGAGACGGACGAGGCCCCATGTCTGCAAGGAATGCAGAGAAATCGTTGGCCCATCGTTCGCAAACGGTGATCCCGCGTGCTCCATAGTTCTTGTAGTCCTGAGACTTGGGGTTGCCACAGCGGGCGCGCATTTTGCACCAGACGTTGAATTCCGGGGGCTTGTGGTTGCGCGGCACAAGACCATGCTTAAAACGACCATCGCTCATTTCGCGCTCCGCTTTTTGTTGAGGGCAGCAATAGCGCGGTCGAAGTCTTTCGCCTTTAGTTGGGCAATACCATCAACCTTAAAATATCGAGCGAAGGCTTCCTTGTCGGCCTCGACCTCATCGGCCAGCGCGATCAACTGTTCGACTTGTTCGAGGCTGATGGCGCCGCCGGCCGCCGCTGCGTTGCCGTCATCATCCTCTGCCGCAGCAAGGCCGAGCGCCTGCACCAGCGAATAGCGCTGGAGATAGGTCAGGGTAGAGCCGATGGCCTGGATCGCGTTCTTGCTGCCGGAGGCATCGGCCGGGCCAGAGAGGGTGGTTTCCTCGCTGTGGCCGTGGCCGAACAGAACGCACGTCACGGAAATCTTGTCCGTCTGCGTGGTGCGGAAGCGGTAGGACAGGCCGTACTTGGCAAGGATGGGATCGATCACCTTGGCGATCGCCGCAAAGTCAGCGTACTTCTTGCTGTTGTGGCCGCTAGCGTTGCGGATAATGACCGGGATCTCGCCCTTGGCCTTCGCGAGGGATTCCTCGAAAGCCTTGCGGGCGTTTCCGGCCTCCCAGCGCTCCTGCAAGTTCATCAGCTTCTCGATCATATCGAGATCGGCACCGGACTGGACGGCGCGCGCGAGCATGTCCATGGGCGTCATGGTGACGAGAGCCTGGGGCTCTATCTGGCGAACATTCTCAGCAGGCAAAGACATCACGCGAACTCCGGGTTGGACATTTCGATGGCGACGGCCGAAAGCTGGTGCTCGAACTCGTAATCCAGCCTTAGCTCGTCGATGATCTTGATCCGCTCAGCGGCGGGCAGCGGCCAAAGGTTTTGCCAATGCGAAAGCAAAACATTCGCAAATTCCTGGTTGGTCATCACAGCAGCCCCCATGTGAGAGCTGCGAAAACACACAAGCCGAAACCGACGCAGCAGAGGCTATTCTCGATGAATTCCTTGCGGCTCACGACGCGTCCTCCATCCGGAAGGCGCGAGCGGCGTTGATGCCGGCGATGAGGCAGGCGCAGAAAAGATCGATACGGTTCTCTGGCATGGATCACCTAATGCTACGGAGTATCTTGTCGCGGCGCAGTTTCCGCTTGCTGCGGATGCTGCGAGCGAGATCGAGCTGAATGATTTCGGCCGGGCCGCGGGTTGGTTGAACGGGAAAGAAAACGTCGATCCAGAAGGCGGCGATGTGGAACGGGGTGATCATTTCTCATCCCCTCTTGAAGCAATCGCGCAGCAGAGCATCAAAATGCTCGCATGCCTGGGACCGGGCGAAAGCGCTATCGACAATGATCTTGTCCTCGGCGCCGGCTTCCTCGAACAGCTCGTCGGTCACATCCTCAACGAGGCCGCCTTCGACATGGTGGATGAAGGCGACGTTCTGGTATTCGCCGGAGCGGAGCCGGGCCACCACCTCGCGGCGCGTGATCTCGGGGTCGACGACCGCCTCGAGGCCCTTGCGGCCATAATCGATCATGACGATCAGATAACTATGCTGCGGCTTGCGGCGGTAGTTCAGGACGTCCCGGATGTGGTTCGGATGCATTTGGCTTCCCCGTGCTGATGGGGGCAATATGATCCAAGTAATTTGGAAACGCAAGAACTATTTTCAAAAAAATTTGGAAACGCGAAATCCACAGCGTTTTAGCGATGTTGTTAGCTCTCTTGTAAAGCGTGCTAAAGTAGCCTTGTACATCCGATTTCGGACATGGCGAATTTTCGCTGTACAGCCGGCCCTATTGGGGACAGAACAGAAAAAGAACGGCGCAAATGCCGGGTCTGGCAGACGGGGGTCAAAAAAATGCCGGAAGCTTGGCTGCGGCGGCAAGCCGTGCAGATTGCAGCCCAATTACCTGAGGACCCAGACGACGCCATAGCGGTCCTGGAACTTACCAAAACGCTGGTCGAAACCTTCCTGAAGGCGCCCCCTCAGGCGGATCTGGCTCTTGACCGATCGGCGGGGGTCTTGGCTTTTCCGGCTGCCTCTTCCAGCTCTCGCTGAAACCTCACCGGCATTCCGTCTGGGCGTCCGAGCCACAGCCAATCAAGCGTGACGTTGGGGAACTTCCGGACGATGAGAAAGGCAACCTCTTTCGAGAGCGGGCTGCCGCGTTCGAAGTTGTTCCACCGCTTGGTTTCGACGCCGAGTCGGGCGGCAAATGCGGTCTGGCTTTCGCCTGATACAACCTGGCGAAGCAGGCTTAGGCGCGCCGCAACCGCCTCATTCGACTCTGGTCTATGGTTCCCCATAGGAAGATATTCTCCCATGGTCCAAATTTTTTTGCCAAGAAACAATCTTGGGGCTTGCGTTTCCAAATAGTTTGGAATATGCAGGTGGCATGGAAGAGCTGAAAACCACATCTGAAGTTATGGATGCCCTCGGCGGCAACGCCTCAGTGGCTGAGCTCACTCGCAGCACCGTCAAAGCCGTGTGGAATTGGCGAGGCTTTGAGACATTTCCGTCAAACACATACGTCGCGATGACAGAAGCCCTCTTACAGAAGGGTAAGTCGGCGCCCCCCACTCTTTGGGGGATGAAGCTTCCGTCTGAACCGGAGCACACAGCATGACCATCATGCTCGGCATATTCTGGCTCGCTATGATCGAGGCCTCAATCGATCTAATGCTCGAGCCAATCTTCGATGCAATCGCTGAGCGCGAGTACGAACTCGCCGTTGCGAGGCTCGCATGAACAACATCACCATTGAAAAATTGAGCCGGACTGCGACGACGGGGAATCTTTCGCAATCCGGCTCTGGCGAGGGGCGTACTCAACTGCAATCGAGCCCTCACGCCGCAACTTCTTGTCCGCGACCGGGTTCGACGGCGCAGGATTGCGAGAACCCGTACTGCCTGCGGCGCGCGCTAAACTATCCGCTTCCCGCTGGGTCCCTTCTGAAAACTCCTTTCGAATCTCTCGATCTGGCGGAGGCCAGATTGCACCGCGCGCTCATGATCGCATTGCCGATCAGTCTTCTCCTGTGGTGCCTTATCGGCGCCGTTGCTTGGTTTCTGTTTTCCGTCTTTCTCTAAAAATCTAACGAGGTTTGCGGTGGCAGCCGCAAGCTCAATCCAAGTGTCTGTATGTGTGTGTCTCTTCATGGTGTGTGCAATTAGCCATGAGGAAGTGTCAGCGTGATGCCAAAGATTGCCAGGGAAAAGAAGATGAGTGCCGCCGCGTTAACTTCGACGACCAGAAGCGCTCTTGCAGCGCTTGTTGAGCGAGAACAGCGCCGGACTGGATCTAGGACGCTCGCCTACGAAATTGTAGCTCGGAGCGTCGGATCATCATCATCCTGGGTCAGGAAATTCCTGGCTAGGTCAGAAGAGGTCAAAGAGCCTCGGATCACGTTGTTTCAGAATATCAGGGAAAAATACGCCAATCTTTGTAACCGCGTCGAAGCAGAAAACAGGGCCGATGAGCTCAGGCTCCAACTGATTAAGCGAGAACTTGATGCGGCTGATAAAGGCGCTTGCGAAGAAAATAGTCGTCAAATTTAGGATCGCATGGGCGATCATTCGGAGGAGGGGGAGATGACGGACGCACTTCTTGATCGTCTTCACATGCTGAAGACACGGCCAACGTTGCCAAGCGCCTGGAGCATCATGACGCTTTGGCGCGAAGGCTTTAACACGGCCGACATCGCCGAGCAGATCGGCGTGGCGGAATCCGAGGTTGCCAATCGCTTGGCGCATCTTCGGGAGCAGTCACGCCATGGCGCCTAGAGATCTTTGGAGCCAATCAGATCTCGATTTGCTCATTCACAAGCGCGAGGTCGAGAACAAGAAATTCAGCGCTATAGCCGTGGAAATGGGCCGTCCCGAAGGCTCGTGCTGGCGACGTTATACGCAGATCGTTGCGGCTCGCGAGCCGGCTCCGTCGATCATCCCTCCTCAGAGACCGCGACGTATCCCATTCCACGAGCAGATGGGTATCCAGACCTACACGCACATGCAGGCTGTGCTCTGGGACCCGGCAGGAAAGTTGGGCAACAAGCGCCGACTGACCGATCTGCACACATACCGCATGCCAATCACGCTTTCGAAAGTGTGGGGATAGCGAAGCTCTTTTCTATAGCGAGTTTTTCTTCTTCGTGGAGGATGGAAGCATGAAGGCGCGTATTCGCGAACTACTGAAGGTCAGGAAGGACGAACTGCGCAGGGCTTCTCCGAAGTCGCGTGATCGCCTCAGGCATCGCGTGCGCGTCCTGGAAAGGGCGCTGGAGATCAAACGCGAGGTGAGATCGGCCGCATGAATATCGTTGAACACCGTCCGCCGCTCAAGCGGATCGACCTGGGACCAAAGCGCCGCGGACTAGAGCCGCCGACCGTGGATCTCGACTGCATCGCCAAGTTTCAGGAGCAGGAGCGCATTTGGTCTCTTGTGAAGCAGAGCGCGCAGGGATGCAATCCGGGAGCTGAAGCATGAGCCAGTATATCCGCGAAAGCATTCTGCAATCCGACCTCCATAGCTATTACGAGATCGGATGGTCCTATGTCATGCCGGACTTCGGCAATGCAGACCATTATGTCATTGAATGGCGCAGCAGCACCGCGCCTTTGTACCCAAACCGCGTTCCCAAAAACTCGAGCCAGGAGAGCGCAGATGCAGGAAGCGGGACTGGGGCATAATTCGTTTTCGAAAGAGCAACTCAAATCCGTCGTTGAGAGGATCGAGCGTCTGGAGGAGGAGAAAAAATCGATCTCCGACGACATTCGCGACGTCTATACCGAAAGTAAGGGAAACGGCTTCGACATCAAGGCGCTGCGCACCATTGTGCGCTTGCGCAAGCTATCTCCGGACGATCGTGCGCAGCAGGATGCCGTTTTGGAGACGTACAAGCAGGCTCTGGGGATGCTCGCTTGAAGCCCGCCCGGAATCCATGGATGAAGTTCTATCCCGCCGATTGGCGGGCTGATGCCATGCTACGCCTGTGCTCGATCTCCGCTCGCGGTCTGTGGACGGAGATGATGTGCATTATGCACGATGCCGAGCGGTACGGCTCACTTCTCGTCAATGGTAAGCGCATCGACAAGAGGCAGCTCGCCGGGCTAGCCGGCATCTCGGAAAAGGAATGCACGTCACTGTTGCTCGAGCTTGAGGGCAACGGTGTCTTCAGTCGCGATGAAGATGGAACGATCTATTCCCGGCGCATGCGTCGCGACTTCGAGAAGGCGCTCAAGGACAAGGAAAACGGCAAGGGCGGAGGTAACCCAAAGCTTAAGGGTGGGGTTAACCCCCCCGATAAGGGGGAGGATAAAGCCCAGAAGCCAGATGCCACTTCTAGAAAAGATTCAGAAGCTAACGCTTCTGGCGCTGAAGCGCCCGACCATCGCAAGCGTCTATTCGGCGAAGGGCTCGAAAAGCTTCGCAATCTGACCGGCAAGGGCCCAGACGCATGCCGATCATTCGTCGGCAAGTGCCTCAAGGCCGCTGGCGACGATGCTGTGACCGTCCTCGGTCTGATCGAGGACGCCGAGAGAAATCAAGTTGTTGACCCGTCTGCATGGATAGCAGCAAGGCTGAAAGGGCCTGACCATGGAAAACCGAAAGCCGGAATCATTCAAGCCGCTGACAATCTCATCGCAAAACTTGCCAGCTTCGATGGCCCGCCGCGAAGAATTGACGAACTACGCTGCGGAGAGGGCGAAGCTCCTGTTCGGCTGCTATCGAACCGGTGATGCGAACGATCCGGAGACCTATGTCGCGGCTGTTACCGCCATTCTGGCTCGGTTTCCTGAAGAGATAATTACCCAGGTTACGCATCCTGACACCGGGTTGCCGTCCAATGGCAAGGGATGGCTGCCGACCGTCAAGGAGGTGAAGGACGCCTGTAACGAGGCGTATGAGCCTATCTTGCAGAATGAACTCCGTCTGAAGCGGATCAGGGAACAAATGGAAATGCGAGAGCGGGAGGAGCGCGGCGAGCGCCCCACGCTTGAACAACTCAAGGCGAAGTATGGTCCGAACTGGGGAATTGGAGAGGAAGAAACTGCCAAGCGCGTGACGACGCCGGCTCCCACCATTGAGCAGTTGCGGCATCACTATCGGCATTACGATTTGGCGTTCAAGCCGAAGAACCAGGACGAGCTTGAAGAGCAGATCGACCGCGGCATCTCGCCGTCGAGCGTCTGACCACGCGAAGAAGGAACGGGAACATGCAGCACGGGGCAGCGACATTGAGCAAAAACTTCCGACGTCAGGGGATTAGATCCAAGTTCAACGGGAAGCCGAACCCGCTGCACCCGCACGATCGGCGCTCCACGGATACGCTGGCGGCCGGTGAATATGCGGCGCTCGACGTGGACGATCCCTATGGCCAGCGCGGCGACAAGATCACTGTCCTGCGCCAGCTTCGCTGTGATCCGCTCGCCAGATTGCACAGCCATCGGCAGATCGATGATGCGCAGTTCTACGCGGGCAGGGCATACCAGCGGGATTGGGAAGTCGCAGAGCAGGGCGCCAGAGCAATCGATCCGACCAAGGAGGCGGTTGACGGTGGACGGCTCCCTGAAATCCTGCCTGATCGGCAGATCGAGGCGCGGAACCGCCTCATCCAGGTTCGTGGCGTACTTGGGCGGCGCCTGTCCGGAATCGTGGACGCAGTCCTGATCGAAGGCTCGACCATCGAGAAGATATCGCACTCACCGGCAGAGACGTGGCTGAAGTATTACGGCCGCCTGTTTCGGCATGGCCTCGATGAGCTGGCTGTTGAATACCACTTCGCAGACAAAAAAAGCGTTGCTGGTCCAGCAAATCAGTAGGTATCGATCATCATCCCGAGCGATCGTCCAGTTTCGCCGCTTGGGCTTTCTCCCCCTACGTTTCCTCCAAGAAACTGCCCGGCTTCCCCCATGGCCGGGCATTTTTCGTTTTCAGTTCGGGGCAGCCGCCATTCAACCAATGCACCCCGTTGGCTTGTGAGCAAACTGGCGCGCTGTCCCGTTCAATTCGCAAGGACCGATCATGCTGAGCAAGCAATCCCTGGAACTGATCGTCTCCGAGATCGTCGCCGGCTACGGCAAGATCATCGTTCGCAAGGGCAAGCTCTACGCGGTGAGCAGCCGGTGAACTTCGGCATCCCGCCCGCCTTCGAATACGTCCAGATGGTTGAGGACTGGTTCTGGCCTGCCATGGCGTTCGTGGGATTCGGGCTCGGCTACATTGCCGGCGGTTGCGCTCAGCGCGGGTAAGCTTGCTTCGTTAAATCCAATCAAACGGATTGAAAAACTATCATGATTTCGAACCATGGCACGCGGCGGAGCTAGACCGGGCGCAGGACGGCCAAAGGGCGGCGCCAATAAGCTCAATGACGAAGCTAGGGCTAAGGCACTGGACGGCGGCACAACGCCTCTAGAGTACCTCCTAGCCGTTATGCGCGATACCGAGTTGGACCGCGACACGAGGATTGATGCTGCGAAGGCTGCGGCTCCGTATGTCCATGCCAGGCTGGCTGCGGTCGAGCATAGCGGCGACAAAGACAAGCCGATCGCGCATACCGTGACATGGCAAGAATAGTCATCCCGTACACGCCTCGGGATGTCTTCAGGCCGTTTCATAACCGAACCGAGCGGTTTGCCATCGGTGTGGCCCATCGGCGCTGCGGGAAGACTGTCGCTTGCATCAACGACATGATCAAGCGGGCTGTCCTCAGCCAAAAGGAGATGTACCGGGCGGCCTATATCGCGCCGTTTCTCAAGCAGGCCAAGGACGTGGCTTGGGAATACCTGAAGCGGTACAGCCAGCCGGTCTGGGGGGCACCGCCGAATGAGAGCGAGCTATTCGTTACTCTTCTGGGTGGTCAGCGGGTTCGAATTTATGGTGCGGATAACGCTGATGCTCTGCGCGGCGGCTATCTGGACGATGGAATTCTGGACGAGTACGCCGATATGGCGCCGAGCGTCTGGGGTAGCATTATCCGCCCGATGCTGGCGGATCGCAAGGGCTCGGCAACGTTCATAGGCACGCCGAAGGGCCGCAACGCCTTTCACGAGTTGTACGAGCGCGCAGCAGGCGATGCGGACTGGTTCCGGTTCATGCTCCGGGCCAGCGAAACGAAGCTGTTGGCCGAAAGTGAGTTGATCGCGGCCCGGCACGACATGACGCCGGAGCAGTATGACCAGGAGTTTGAATGCAGCTTCGATGCCGCGATTCTGGGAGCCTATTACGGCAAGGACATCGCCGAGCTAGAACGTAAGGGTAGGATTACTGATGTCGAGCCGATCGACGCTCCCGTGCACACGGCATGGGATCTGGGCATGGGGGACTCGACGGCCATCTGGTTCTGGCAAGCAGCCAACAACGAAATACGGATCATCGACCATTACGAGAACCACGGGCAGGCCATCCCGCATTATGTGGCCGAGATCGAGGCGAGGGGATATCCCAAGGGCGTCGATTACGTGCCCCATGATGCCAAGGTTCGAAGCCTGGAGACGGGCCGCACGCGGGTTGAGACGCTGATCAGCTTGGGCCGCAAGCCTTTGCTGGTTGCAAATCACAAGATCATGGACGGCATCAACGCGGCCAGGCTGACAATGCCGCGGATTTGGTTCGATGCGGTCAAATGCAAGGACGGCATCGAGGCGTTGAGACAGTATCGCGCTGACTTCGATGAAAAGACACGGGCGTTCAAGGACGCTCCAAAGCACGATTGGACGAGCCACACGGCGGACGCCTTTCGGTATCTCTGCATGGCATGGCGAGAACAGGCCAAGCCTGAGGAGAAACCAGAGCTACCGCCCGTCAAGGCCATCACGGATTACAAGGTCGAAGAAATGTGGAAATTCGCCAAGCGTCCGAGGGATCGCGTCTAAATGACCGATGAGGACGACACCAAGACCAAGGAGCAGCAGGACGCCGAGGAGAAGGCGCGCCGCTGGCTTAAGGTCATCGACACCTACGACCGCGAGTTCAAGTCGTGGCATACCCGCTGCGAGAAGATCATCAAGATTTACACGGAGAAGCGCCGCACGGAAGGCACGGAAGTGCGCCGCATGTCGCTGCTGTGGTCCAATATCTCGGTGCTTCAGCCGGCGATCTACGCCAAGATGCCGCAGCCGAACGTTACCAGGCGGTTCAAGGATGACGATCCGGTCGCGCGTACTGCCAGCGAAATGGTCGAGCGTGCGATTCATTACACCTTTGATGATGCCGACTTCGACGGGGTCATGCGTGGTATGCGTGATGACTACCTATTGGTGGGACGCGGAACGGCATGGGTCCGTTACGATGCCGAGTTTTCACCCCTCATGGGCGACGACGGCAATCCACTGAACAAGGACGGCGCCCCGCTGAACGACGGCGAGGAAGCCGGCGAGCAGTTGGAAGGCGAGCACGTCTGCTGGGACTATGTGAACTGGCGGGACTTCGGCCACAACGTTGCGCGCACCTGGCAGGAGGTGACGACCGTCTGGCGCAAGGTTTACATGAGCCGCGAGCAGGGCAATAAGCGGTTTGGCGAGGACAAGTTCAAGAACGTCGAACTTGACCATAAGGTCGGCGACGATACCGAGACCCGCAACACGGAAAGCCAGCAGCCGGCCAAGGCGACCGTGTACGAGATTTGGGACAAGACCTCCAACAAGGTGATTTTCCTCGCTAAGGGCGCCAAGGAGCTGTTGGAGGAAACCGATCCCTACCTGAGCTTCAAGGACTTCTTCCCGTGTCCAAAGCCGGCCTATGGCACGCTGGAGACGGCCAGCCTCGTTCCGGTCCCGGATTACGTGTTCTACCAAGACCAGCTCGAGGAAATTGATGACCTGACCGCGCGCATCGGTGCGCTCCTGGATCAGTTGAAGGTCGCGGGCTTCTATCCGGCCAGCGCGTCGGATTCGTCGGAGGCCATCCAGCAGATCGCCATGAAGGGCGTCGAGAACGTCCTGATCCCCATCCCGAACTGGAACCAGTTCAAGGAGGGTGGGGGCGCCAGCGGCATGATCGAATGGTGGCCGGTCGATCAGGTCATCAAGGTCTTGGAGGGCTGCTTCACGGCCCGCAAGCAGCTCATTGACGATGTGTTCCAGATCACGGGCATTTCGGACATCGTTCGCGGTGAGACCGATCCTCGGGAGACCAAGGGCGCGCAGGAGCTGAAAGGGCAATATGCCTCGGTGCGTATCCGGGACCGCATCAACGAAATGGCCCGGTTCGGCCAGCAGGCGGCGCGGTTGACCGCTGAGATCATCTCCGAGCAGTTCCAGCCGCAGACGCTGATGGAAATGACCAACATGAAGCTGCCGACGCAGGCTGAGCTTGATGCGCAGGCGTTGCAGCAACAGATCCAGGCGAAGATTGCAGAGGCGAAGCAGCAGCAAGCCATGATGGGCCACAATGGTGGTCCGCCGATGCAGGTGCCGGCATGAAGACCTGCAGGGACTGCAAATTCTTCGGCCAGCCGGTCGAGCACGAGGGCGTGAAGTACGGCTTCTGCTTCCGGTTTCCCCCGCAGGTATTAGCGGAAGGAAAGAGCAGCGCGCCTGTAGTTCAGGCCGAGAAGACGTTTTGCGGCGAGTTTAAGCGGAGATGGCTCGGCAAATGATGCCAGTTCAGCCGCCTCAGGGCCAGCCGATCCCGCAGCAGCCCCAAGGACCGCCCCCGGTCACGATCGACGCTGTGGTGGCATTGCTGCGCAACGAGCGCATGCGCGGCTTCAAGATCGACGTCGAGACAGATTCGCTGGTTGAAGCTGACCAGAACCAGGAGAAGGCCAACGCCAACGAACTCGTTGGGGCGCTGGCGACGTTCTTCAAGGAGTTTGGCCCGGTTGTGCAGGCTCAGCCTGCCTTGGCTCCGATGGCTAGCCAGCTCCTGTGCTTCGCGCTGCGCCGGTACAGGGTCGGCGCCGAGCTGGAAGAGACAGTCGAGAAGGCCATGAACGAGGTGCAGCAGCGGTTGGAGAACCCGCCGCCGCCTCAGGCAAGTCCAGACGAGCAAATCAAGCTTGAGACGGCCAAGGTCAAGGGACAAGCCGAAGCTGACAAGGTCAGGATGGAAGGACAGATTGCCCAGATAGAAGCCAATTTCCGGCAGCAGGAAATGGCTATGGAGCAGCGAGCCAAGGAGCAGGAAGCCGCGTTCAAGGCGCAGGAGTCCAAGATGGATATGATCCTGAAGCTGCTTGAGCACGCCCAGACGGTCAAAGAGCACCACCTGAACGCCCAGCAGGCCGAGCGTACGCACGAGCTGAACATGGAAGTCGCCGAGCATAAGGCGAAAGAAGCCAAGAAGCCGAAAGCTGAGAGCTGATGAACCATCTGCTCAAGCTTATTGTTAATGCCTTAGTTCACATTCTAACCGATCAGGAGAAGATCATGGCTGACTTCACGAAGCTGAACCAGGATATCGCCGACCTGTCCGCCAAGGTGGACGCGCTGCTCGCCAAGCAGAATCCTCCCCCGGTGGACGAACAGCCCCAGGTCGATCAGGCCGCGGCTGCGGTCGAGGCCATCGCGGCGAAGATCCCCGCCTGATGGCGCTGCGTCTCTGCCGGGCCTGTTCTGACTGGCACGATCTGGGCCAGCCGTGGCCCCGTGCGTGCGCTGGTCACTTCAAGCGCACCACGGAGGCCAGATCAAGCTTGCCGCGCCCCATGGTCATCTCTGACGATGTGGACGTGTCGAGCCCGATCAGCGGCGAGCGGTTTACCAG